ATTTGCGTCTGGCTTTTTCTTTAAAAAAGACTTGACAAATGTTATAGCGATGTTATACTAATAACTGTGCTATAACACTTAAAGGCACTAGTAGCAATGTAGCTACTGCACATAGGCATAACATTTAGGAGGCATATACTATGGCATCATTAGCAGAAATCCGAGCAAAGCTCAAAGAACAAGAGAACCGTCAATCAGGTGGTTCAAGCGGCCCAAGCGGTCCAAACCCAATTTACCCATTTTGGAATATGAAAGAAGGCGAGAGTGCAACTCTACGTTTCCTTCCTGATGGTAACGCAGACAACACTTTCTTTTGGAAAGAGCGTTTGGTTATTAAACTTCCATTTGCTGGTGTAAAAGGTGAAACAGATTCACGTCCAGTACAAGTACAGATTCCATGTATGGAAATGTATGGCGAGTCATGTAACATTCTTAATGAAGTACGTGGCTGGTTCAAAGACCCTGCATTAGAAGATATGGGTCGTAAGTATTGGAAAAAGCGTTCTTACATTTTCCAAGGCTTTGTAACAGATAATCCACTAGCAGACGATGAAGCACCTGAGAATCCAATCAGACGCTTTATTATTGGTCCACAAATCTTCCAGATCATTAAGCAGGCGCTTATGGATCCAGACATGGAAGAATTGCCAACAGATTACACAGCAGGTGTAGACTTCCGTCTTAACAAAACTTCAAAAGGCGGATATGCAGACTACTCAACATCAAATTGGGCACGTAGAGATCGTCCGCTTGGTGATGCAGAGATGGCAGCAGTCAACACACATGGGTTGTTTGATCTAAATGACTTCTTACCTAAAAAGCCAGACGAAACTGCACAAAAAGTAATGCAGGAAATGTTTGAAGCATCAGTAGACGGAGAAGCATATGATGCAGATCGTTGGAGTAATTACTTCCGCCCTGCAGGTATGCAAGCACGTACAGGTGATCCAAACACAGCACCTAGCCCGCAAGCAACGGCTGTAAGTCAGAGCGCACCTGCTCCGACAGCGGCTCCTGCTCCGGTAGCAGAAACTGCTCCAGCACCAGAAGCAACTCCAGCACCAGCAGCTGAAGCGGCTCCTGCAGAAGGTGGCAACGCCCAAGACATTCTAGCAATGATTAGAAGCCGTCAAGGACAATAAGAGCAAGCTAAAAGGGTTGCTTTCGCAAGATGCAACCCTTTATACTTGCCCAGCTTTTTAGATTAGGAGAATAATATGGCGAATAAAGCATTTGACCCTACGAAGTTTCGAACTTCATTAACTAAATCCATTACAGGCATGAGTGCAGGGTTTAACGATCCAACTGATTGGATTAGCACTGGTAACTACGCACTCAACTATCTTATCTCAGGAGACTTTAACAAAGGTGTTCCGCTTGGTAAGGTTACTGTGTTTGCAGGTGAATCAGGCGCAGGTAAATCATATATCTGTTCAGGTAACATTGTAAAGGCAGCACAGGATCAGGGTATCTTTGTAGTACTAATTGACTCAGAGAACGCACTTGACGAATCGTGGCTACAGGCACTTGATGTAGACACATCAGAAGATAAACTACTAAAACTTAATATGTCAATGATTGATGATGTAGCAAAGACCATTAGTACGTTTATGTCAGACTACAAAGCAATGAACGAAGAAGATCGTCCAAAAGTATTGTTTGTAGTTGACTCACTTGGTATGTTGCTAACACCTACTGACGTTGATCAGTTTAACAAGGGTGATATGAAAGGTGATATGGGTCGTAAGCCTAAGGCATTGACTTCACTTGTTCGTAACACAGTTAATATGATTGGCTCACACAACATTGGACTAGTGTGTACTAATCACACTTACGCATCTCAAGATATGTTTGACCCAGATGACAAGATCTCAGGTGGTCAAGGCTTTATCTATGCATCATCTATTGTAGTTGCAATGAAGAAGTTGAAACTAAAAGAAGATGAAGATGGCAACAAGATCAGTGAAGTTCGTGGTATTCGTGCAGGCTGTAAGGTAATGAAGACACGCTATGCAAAACCTTTCGAAGGTGTGCAGGTTAAGATTCCTTATGAAACAGGCATGAATCCATATAGCGGTTTGCTTGAGCTATTTGAAAAGAAAGGCGTCATTGAAAAGCAAGGTAACAGATTGAAGTATGTTACTACTGACGGCGAAGAAATTCTCGAATACCGTAAAAAATGGGTAGGCGAGAACCTCGATAAGGTTATGTCAGATTACCTCAGAAAAGAAGCTTCTGTGGTAAATATCGACAACACTGACGAAGAAGCAGTGGTAGATCTTAACGAGGAAGAATTTGCTAATGAATGAAGAAAATATCGCTGATATCTGGACACTATTTAAAGAATATGTTGACAAAAAACAAGTAGAAATAGTTGCAGAAAAGTTTATCGATCTTATGGCAGACTATGGTGTAAGTGACGAAACATTAAAAGAGTGCTTAGGAGTAGACAGTGCTCTTGATGAAGCAATACACTACTATTTAGATGATGGTGAAGATGTTGACGAAGATGATGAATGGGATGAGTAATGGGTTGGTATAGCGAGATATCTCGTGATGTTGGTAAAATACCAGATGCAATACAATATTTTGAAACTGAACTAGTACAAGCAAAAGCAGAGTGTAAACTTGTAGGTAATGTTGAAAAAAGTGCAGCCGCAATGCCAGGTATTGTTGAGCATCGATTTAATCAGCTTCAAGAGATTGAAGCAATCCTTAACTATCTAAATATCGAGCTACGTAGATTACGTAGTTCGTTTTTTAAGAAGTATCTCGAAAACTATCAACGAGCTCTGTCTAGCCGTGACGTAGAAAAATACGTTGACGGTGAGGCAGACGTTGTTGATTACGAAAAGATTATCAACGAGTTTGCACTTATGCGTAACAAATGGTTAGGAGTCTTAAAGGCACTGGACCAGAAGCAATGGCAGATAACTAATGTTGTAAAGCTCAGAGTAGCTGGAATGGAAGATGCAACATTATGAACTTTTTAATAGCATGTGATCAAACCTATTATGATGACTGGGGTCATGAGCTTCTTAGAAGCATACAGTGGCACAACCCTTGGTTAAAGTTACACTGCCATATTGTTAATCCTCAAAACAGAAAAAAAGGATTAACATATGTTGATTATACTACCGAAACAAAAGAATTTACTAGTGAGTCTAATAGGCTAGGATATTTACAAGCAGTTAGATTTTTAGCAGTTGCAGAAAAGTTTAATGATGAAGATTTTGTAATGACTACAGATGCTGATACTATCTGTACTAGACCTATTATAAAACAGCACTACCAAGAAGTATGTTCTCAAGTTAATATACTTACACATCAAAAACACGGCGGTTGGTTGTGTGGATTGGTTACATATGGTCGCGGATCTTTTAAAAAAGATTACGCAGATGCTCTCAAAAGTAAACCATTTGACAAATGGGAAGTAGGCCATGATCAACTAATATTACCAACGTTACAGGATAAGCATCGATTTAGAATATTAGATAAAAAGTGGATGAGTATTGGTAAACATCGTAACTCTAGTGCATTTTTTACACTAAAAGGTAACGATAGGAATAACAGAAACTTTAGAGCTGCATACGAATCATTTTTAATACAATGAATGTAATAGGTATAGAAAAAGTTTTTAGAACACATCCTTTACCCGGTTTAGACAACTTCAAAGTTGTTTCTTGGGATGATAAAGAGTCTATTAAAAACGCTGACATTTATATACAAGCAAACATAATGGAGTGCAAACATAGGAAACTACGTCCTATGTATCAATATATTAAAGATAGCGGAAAACCTTGGATAGTTGCTGAAAGTGCTGTATTCCGTAAAAATATGAAGCAACCTCCTAATCCTATGGCATATCATAGATATAGTTGGTATAGTTATTATAGAGATGAAGGCTTATACAATAACAAAAATAGGCCTAGTGACAGATGGGATCAAATACAAAGAGATCAAAATATTGAAATAAAAGATTGGCGGCTAAACTTAGACGGATTTGTAACAGTTATTATGCAACGTCCGGGCGATAGTAGTCTTAAAAATCTTTTGGCAAAACATGGTACTTACGAAAACTTTATTTCTAATACTAT